AAACTAGAACAACTGGAAAAGACACCATTTCCCCAAGACCTAACCTTTGACTCGATGAGCTATGATGACCCATACTTTAGTGTAGGTCATTTAGTGCAGGGACTGGGGAACAAGTCTGCTATTAAAAGCATTGTAAAGATAAAAGATGCTTATTTTAGAATTAGTAACAGATTTCCTAAATTTACTTGGATTGGAGAATATATAGGTGGCCCAAATGATGGGGAAAGTGTACTTGGGTCTTATTTAATTAGCACTGAAGATGATTTTAAGAACTGGTTATTTAGAATGGCACTTCTTCAGATGCCAAGAATGAACACATGGGGTCCAGGCGGTATTTCTTATGTTGATGCTTGGGGTCATTTCAGGGTTATTTTTATGGGTCAGCATGTGGCTATGCTCACTGCGCCCAAAGATGAATACATATTCCCTATCAGTGTAGCTACCAACCAAGGCAAATGCTACGAGTGTGGCAAGACTAGTCCAATCTTCTGGACAAGAAATGAAATCAACGAGTGGATTAACAGCCATGAGTGGTTACACATTGCGGAAAACAAAGATTCGCTAAAGCTGGTTTGCACAGAGTGCGGCAAAAAACTGCTTTCTTAATTCAGATATTTATAAGGAAACCAAATGACTTTTGAACCCATCCCACATCTACCACCAGATGAACATGAAAACATTTCAGCATTCTTTGAACGCTGCTACGACCTCATTAGGGAACGCTCTGCTGAGTATGACCCACCAGTAGTCAGCTTCACCAAGATTGCGCTTTACTGGTCTGAGTATCTTGGATCAGAAGTCACCCCATACGATGTTGCAATCATGATGTGTCAGCTAAAAATTGCGCGACTTTCTAAAGGGCATCATCAGGACAGCCTAGAAGATGCTGCAGCTTATCTGGCGATAGCCAACAGTTTAAAGGAGTAATCCACTGCACTGGGTCATCTGATCCCACCCGGGAGTCAGACACGGCCGGTTGAACTTTGCAGTGGGTTTTTATAACAGGGTGGGGGAATTACCCCACCCATAACTAAAGAGAGAAAAATGCAATTCCTAGTACCTAAAAACTGGTCCAACTTTCAACACTACAAGAACAGGAATCCACCCTGGATAAAACTGCACAGAGGGTGCCTGATGGACCCTGCATTTCTTAGGCTAGATGTGTTCGGCAGGTCACTTTGCCCCATGTTGTGGATTTTAGCTAGTACCTATACAGATGGACACATACCTTACAGCATTGAAGACATTGCAGTGGTGTTGAGGGTTACTGATGCTGAATGCCTAAAAGGTATTAAGTCATTACTGGATAAAGGTTTATTTCAAATTATTGAAGTTGATGCTAGCACTATGCAAGCAGATGCTAGCAACCTGCAAGCAGATGTGTGCAAAACAGTGCCTAGAGTAGAGGAGAGAAGAGAAGAGGAAGAGACAGAGGAGAGAGAGAGAAGAGGAGAGGCAGACACCTGCTCTGAGCTGGTTCCCATCTCTGAGCCAACCAGCTCAGAACTTTACCAACCTGAAATGATCTTTCCATGTGTAGGAAATCCAAAGACATGGTCACTAACTCAAAAGCTTTTTGATCAGATCCAAGAAGCCTATCCAGATGCCCCTATTTTGGATTGGATTAAAAAAGCCAAGCTTTGGACAGAGACCAATACATCTAAGCGAAAAACGGCAAAAGGAATGCCATCATTCCTGTCCAGATGGATGGCAACCCAAACAGATAGGCCAGCGCAACCAAGAAGCTTCCAAACCAATGGCAAAGCCAAGCCTGACCTGCAGGCAGCTTTATCAGCAATGCCCAAGGGATTTCAAATGCCACAGAGGATTCAGCCATGAAAAAAGTTGTTCCTTTAATATTAAAACAAGCTAATGAGTTTGTGCTTTTAAATCATAGGCACCATAAACCTGTTCAAGGTCACAGATTTAGTCTTGGTTATGAAGTTTCAGGAAAAATTGTTGGTGTGATTATTTGTGGTAGACCTGTTGCAAGGAAAACAAATTTTTATTCGTGCTTAGAAGTAACCAGACTTTGTACGGATGGTTCTAAGAATGCCTGTTCAAAGCTTTACTCTGCAGCAGCTAGAGTTGCAAAAGAAATGGGCTTTATAAAGATCCAAACTTTCATTTTAGAATCTGAAAGTGGAATTTCACTTAAAGCATCTGGATGGAATTTTGTTGGTTATTCTGCTGGTGGACAGTGGAAACACACAGATGACAACACAAGAAGAAAAGACCAGCCAACTTGCAGAAAAATTAAATACGAAAAAAATCTAAATGAGGAAAAACCATGAACATCACCATCGATTCAAACCAACCTTATTTCGATTGGCCCGATTGGATTCAGTTTCATTCCACCTTCTACGGATGGGATCAGGAACGAGAACTCAAAATGCTTTTAGCCTGGTCAACTTACTTTGCAAGTGAGGGTTATGGGCCTGAGGAACTACTTGCAGCTTCCAAAGATTTGACTGGGGTCAAAATATTTAAGCGAGAAGAAACCATTCACGAACTTGAAAAGGCTTTAAGAATCCGCAGGGAGAATTACCGCAGAACAATTAAACCTGAGGTTTCCGATTGCTCGATGTGCAGGGGCACAGGTTTGGTTTTGGTGCCATTCTTAAACCATGTGAAAAATGGGATCTGGTCATCCAAAAGCAAATGCTGGGTAAGCTGCATTTGTATCAACAGTTTACCATTTAAAAGCACTGCATCAGGTGAAGGTAAGAAATCCATTATGACCCTAGAGATCTACGAACTTAGGAATCCAGACTGGATGCGCCAGATGGCAGCATGTGAAGAATCCGAACGCAACCTTGCTAAAACCCTGAATGACTTAGCACCCAATGGAAACAAACCCTTGGATGATATCCTAGACCGCATTGCCAAAAGGTTTGCTAAGAATCCAGAGGATGTACCACCACCCAAAATGATAGTGGATGCATCGGTAAGAACTTACGGCTGAGATCTGATAGGGATGGATCCCGCAACCGGAAAAGGAATCCATGCGAATTGATTTCGATGCAGAAACAACCCAACTGCTTTGGCAAATTGGTCAGGCTAAATCGGTATGGTTCAAGAAAAATAACTGGCCGATCCATATTCAGAGGATGACTAAGTTTAACATCAGTGAGGAACAGGCCAGAACCTATAACCAGTTCTGTGGGTTAGCAGGTGAGGCAGCTTTGTGGGAATGGATATATGGTGATCTCTCAGAGTTTTGGCAGCAACAAGCATACCTTCATGAATCCCAATCCCTGACCGATGGTGGCACCGATATGCCAGGACTGGATGTCAAGACTAGGGATTTAATCACTGACCCAATCCCCTGGCTAATTATTACCCCACACAAATTAGATACCAAAGTTCGATATGTGCTGTGTGTAGTTCAAAGTGAACACCCCAGCAAACCTGAGACTATATCCGTTGAGATCATAGGCAGCATCCATGGTGAAGTTGTGGACAGGCTTAAAGAACACTGGTGGCATGAAGGTCTGCACAGAATAACCATAGAGCAAGAGTATTTAACCCCACCCGAAACACTTAAATGGTAGGAGAATAGTTATCACTGAAGGCACTTGCAGGAGATGTTTAAGGATCAGGATGCTTAGGTATGGTGTGTGCGCATACTGCGGATCTGAAGCCAGAACAACTACCCAATTAATGATCCTATTAGGCAAACAGAAAGCCATGATTAAACAGCTAAGGCATGAGAGAAGATTGTTAAAGTTCCAACTGCAGACAGCTAAGGCTAAGCTTTCAAGGGCTAAATCCAGTCCTTAAGATTTTGTATCTAAAGGATTATCGGCAAAAATGGGAGAATGAGGCTAGAGCTTCCTATACCACCGAGCGCAAATCACATCTTTCGGGCATCCCGCAGGGGTCAAGTCTATAGGTCCAAAAAATATACAGATTGGCACAAAGCTGCTGAACTAATGGCAATGCTGACCAAGAAGGGCAAGGTAATCAATCCACCCTATGCCATAACCATGACCATCATTGGTGGGTCAGGATGGCGCAAGGATCGCGATCTAGATAACTGCTGGAAACCAGTGCTGGACTTACTGCAGCACATAGGAATCATTCAAGAAGATAACTGCCAACACATTACCAGATTGGTAGTCACCTATGCCAAAGGCGATGGTAGACCTGCAGAATGTCACCTAACCATAGCAGGTGCATGATGCCATCAGATCACGACCACAAGAAACACAATCCAAGACCAGCACAAGGTAGGCGAACAGATAGGCCAAGCCCACACCGCAGAGGCTATGGCCGAGCATGGGAGAAGATCAGGCTAGCGATCCTCAGGGAAGAACCCTTATGTCGTGGATGCCAAGGGCCAGCCACCTGTGTGGATCATATCCAACCTTTAAAACAAGGTGGCACTAATCACAAAACAAACCTGCAACCTCTGTGTGTTAGCTGTCATAACTCCAAGACATGGCATGAAACTTGGGGGCGAAAAAAATGAAAACCTTCAAAATCTCAGGGAAAAACCACATGACAGAACGGCAGGTAGGGGGGGATCAACAAATCCAGCAGGGGGTCGGGAGTACCTTCTCGAAAAAAACGAGATTTTTGCATGATTTTTTAGGGCAAAATGAGGTGATGTTATGACTAGAGGTAGAAAACCTAATAAGAGACAACTATTGTCTCTTAATCCAAACCCAAGGCCATCAACTGTGAACCCATCACCTGTTGAATGGGATGTGAACGATCCAAGAATGCCAGACTGGTTGGATGTAATCGGTCAGAAAAAATGGCACGACCTTCTGACAGGTTTAAAGCCCATGGCTATTCTTTCATCCGTTGATGCTGATGCTATCGCTGTTTATTGTGCGATGTATTCGCAGGTGGTCAGGTGCCAGCAACAGATTAATGATTCAGGTGGATTCATCAAAGAAGATGGCCGACCAAAGAAAAGTGATCCAGCAGTAGATCAGCTAACCAGTTTATCAGCGCGACTTTCCACCCTTGGAAAATCTCTTGGGCTATCACCCATGGCCAGATCAAAGATGGTCAGTGATCCTGTGGTTAGCCAGGGTAATTGGATCAAGGATCTTTGTGGTGTGGATATTGGTGCCAATGGCGATTAAGAAAACCAAGAAAAAACCTGCAGATCCATTGATCATTCCATTCATCGAACGAGCCTTGAAACATCACAAGGGTGAATGGTCAGGGAAGAGGTTCACCCTTCAAGAATGGCAGAAGGAAATTCTTAGGGAAGTGTTTGGTAAAGTAGATAAGCATGGAAACAGGATTATCAGGCAGGTCTACTTGGAAGTACCAAGGAAAGCGGGAAAGACAACTCTAGCATCTGCCATAGCATTGTGGCTTTTGATAGAGGGTGAACCAGGTGCAGAGATCTATTCCGCAGCAGCTTCTAGAGAGCAAGCCCACATTTGTTTTGATTCAGCTAAAAACATGGTGGAAGCTTGCCCACCATTAGCTGCAAAACTCCAACCATTTAAAAATACCATCATCTACCCTGACACAAAATCATTCTATAAGTCGATCAGTGCAGATGCACACACCGCCCATGGTGGGAACCCTCATGGGATTGTGATTGATGAACTGCATACGCAGAAATCGCGCGAACTTTATGACACTTTGATGACTGGCACCTTAGCTAGAAGGCAACCACTTTGTGTGATGATTACCACTGCTGGCAGTGATAGAACATCCTTTTGCCATGACATGCACAGTCAGGCTATGAAATGGTTGGATGGAACTATTCAGGACAAAACATTCTATGCAAAAATATTTGCTGCTGATTTGGATGATGACTGGACTTCAGAGGAAACTTGGAAGAAAGCTAACCCTGGCTATGGCATTACAGTTAAGCCAGCTTACTTTCATCAGAAGGTGCAGGAATGTAAAGACAACCCAGCACTGGAAGCAGCTTTCAGGCGAGACCATTTAAATCAATGGATTGAAACGGATGTTAGATGGATCAGTCCACTTAAGTGGGATGAATGCCAGATACCAACTCCAGATCTTACTGGGCGTGAATGCTGGGCTGGATTGGATCTAAGTGCAACCATGGACATGACAGCCCTTACACTTTTTTTCCCCAGTGAAAATGAAGATGAACCACACTATGTTCTGCCCTTCTACTGGGCACCTGAAGAAGCCGACAAACTGCGTGAAAGGTTAAACCGATTCAGAATTAAGCCATGGGTAAAGGCTAAAAAAATAACAGCTACTCCTGGTAATCGGGTGGACTATCGGCAGATCAAAAGGGATATCATGGCACTGGGCGAAATCTACAAGATTCAAGAGATTGCATACGACCCTTGGCACTCTGATCAGATCGTTCATGAACTGTCAGATGATTTTAGCATGGTCAAGTTTGGCCAGACTCCTGCCAACCTATCACCACCCACTAAAAAACTTGAGGAATGGATCCTAGCCAAGCAGATTTCGCACGATGGAAACCCTGTTTTACGATGGAACCTTGGCAACATCAGTGTGAGTCTAGATGACAATAATAACTACAAGTTGTCGAAAAAGAAAAGCCGTGACAAAATAGATGGGATTATAGCTTTAGTCATGGGGCTAGGCAGGTGGATGGTTACGGCAGGAGCTGAAACACACACTGAAACCACAGGAGCAGGGATTGAATTCCTGTAAATCATGCCATTAAAATCCCTAAGATCCCTATTTGCAAACACTGTAAACAAACTCGCTGGATATAGTTTAATAAGCGACTCAGGATCATGGACCTACACAGGCATAAGCACCACTGGCCAGAATGTTAATCAAGCTTCAGCCCTTACCTACAGCGCAGTGTGGGCAGCAGTTCGGGCTATCTCTGAAGGTGTAGCCAGTCTGCCCTTGCAGGTATTTAGAAGGGGTCATGATGGTTCAAGATCTAAAGCTAGTGATCATCCACTTTACAGAATCCTTCACGATCAACCAAACCCAGAGATGAGCGCACTTACTTTCCGTGAAACCCTCATGGGGCATGCGCTCGTTTGGGGGAATGGCTATGCAGAAATTGTTAGGGATAAAAACACTGGGAGAGTACAACAACTTTGGCCAATGGATCCATCATTGGTGGAACCTGTGCGTGATGAGAATGGCGAACTTTATTACAAATACGGATCAGTAATCTTTCTGACCACTGAGATTTTACACATCAAAGGCCTGTCTTTTGATGGGGTAAAAGGGTATAGCGTAATTGCCCAGGCTAAAAATTCAATCGGTCTTGGAATGGCTGTAGAGGAATTTGGATCAACCTTTTTCGGTCAGGGTGGCAAACCTGCTGGGGTCATCTCGGTACCAGGGAAACTAAATTCAGAAGCAATTCAGAACATGCGTAAATCATGGGAAGATATGCATGCGACTGTTAAGAATGCACATCGAGTAGCCATACTTCAGAATGGTGTAACCTATCAAACAATCGGAACCCCACCCGATGATGCCCAGTGGATAGCTAGTAGATCTTTCCAACTTCAAGAAGTGGCACGATGGTTCAAGATTCCAGCCAGCAAAATAGGAGCAGGTGCAGGAACTTACAGCAGTCTAGAGCAGGATAACCTAGCATTCCTTCAGGAAACTTTGCGCCCTTGGTTGATTAGGTGGGAACAGGAAATCAACTTTAAGTTGATTAGCTCTCTAGATCAGCTTTATGCAGAACATAATCAAGATGCATTGCTAAGGGGTGACACTGCAGGCAGATCATCTTTCTATGCTCAGGCTTTAAACTGGGGATGGCTTAGCCGTAATGATGTCCGAGCATTGGAAAACCTGCCAAGCATATCAGGACTTGATGGGTATATGATCCCAAAAAACATGGATCCCGCATTTGGTCCTGGACAATCTCAGGTGGCAGTGGATGCTGCAGCCCTGACTGGACAACTGCCAACAAGCCCACAAGACCCCACAGCATTAGCACCAGCAGCACCACCCACCGCAGATGTAGCAGCAACAGCTTTGAATGGCGCACAGATCACCAGTCTGGTTGACCTAGTGGCCAAGGTTGGTGAAGGTCTTATCCCGATGGAATCAGCCAAGGCAATTGCCCTAGCATCTTTCCCATTTCTGGATCAGACTATTTTGAATTCCATATTCTCAGGTTTAAAAATTAATCCACCCACACCCGATCCAACCCCAGCACCTGCACCCCAACAAAATACCTTTGGCTTTGCCAAACTGTTGGAAGCTGCTAGGAAACAGATCAGAAAGATTGAAGCCAATCATCTTGGCCGGATTTCTAATAAGCCTGGGGAATTTATTCCAGCCTTAGAAAAGTTTCTGGAAGCACATCAAGAGAGGGTGCAAATCATCCTTGAACCTGTCATGGAATTCCTTCAGCCTGAATCGGGTGGTGGTGTCCGAGCTGCTGCAGATCACTGTGAAGCATTGAAGGCTGAATGGTTAGACTTAGCTGGATCAGCCACACCTAGAAATCTAAAACTTTTGGCCGATGAGAAACTTAAGAACTGGATCGATACCAAAGCTAACTGGGAGAAAGTCACATGGTTAAACTAGAAACACGATTCACCACAGAATTTAGGGTAGAGCAAGATGGAAAAAAGCTAGTAGGTTATGCTGCAAAGTTTAGTCCTAATAGGTCTCAGGATTTGGGTGGATTCCTTGAACAGATTGACCCTAAAGCTTTCACCCGATCACTGGCACAGGGTGCAGATGTTCGCGCACTTATTAACCATGATCAGAACTTAATCCTAGGTAGGTCCACCAGTGGCACTCTTAATCTTTCTGTGGATTCTGAAGGGTTACTAGTCGAGATCACCCCACCGGACACCAGCTATGCAAGGGATCTAATGGTCTCGATGAGCAGAGGAGATGTTACCCAGATGTCATTTGCATTCATCACCAAGAAGGATGCATGGGATAAAGAGGGTGAGAAGAACATCCGAACCCTGCTCGATGTCGATCTGCATGATGTCAGCGCAGTAACCTATCCAGCCTATTTAAATACTGAAATAGGGCTGAGAAGCCTGTCAAGTTTCTTAGCAGAAAAACAGGAGCAGGAATCAGAGATTCAAAGAAGAATAAATTTGGTTAGCCTGTTAAAAGTAAAATAATCTTGGTATCCCAAAAGTGATCTGATAGCATGGTTTCATTACTCTTTCATGAGGATGGAACCATGATTTTTAAAGACCGTTGGGCTATGCAAAGATGGGCAGTTGAAAAGGTTGGGACCGGATGGTCTCCAGGTGCCAAGGGCACTGATGCAGCAGATATCATTCATGAAATGCCAAATCGCCCACCTTATAAAACGGATTGGACAGAATTCATTTCTACACTTCCAGATGATTTGGAAAACATGGTGGATCAGCATTTCCACCAATTAAAGCCCAAAAAAGATTTTATCGCAGTAGTCGAACTGGAAGATAAAAAAACTAGGGTTCTTGGCATCATGTCCGAACGAGATAAGAATGATTGCTTTAGGCAGATCTATCATTTCTTCCCTGAGCTTGTGACATCACAGGCAAAGATAGTAATGAAAACCAAATCAGAATTAAAAGTATCAGAAAAAAAACAATTAGAAAATCTTCCTAGATTATCTTAATAACACCATTTAATCCTCTAGCCCCTAGCTAATCCTAGGGGCTTTTTTTATTGTAGTCACGCTACAACATGAAACCTCAACCCATCCATATCTCAGGCTGGGTGCAACATAGATTTGATAACGAAATCTGTTTCGTGATCAAATGGCAAAAGCCTTAGTTTCTAGCCATTCAGCATGCGGTGTTTCCCATCATTCCATACGATTTGACACATCCCCAACCCATGTGAAAATGGGGTTAGCCCTGCAGTATTTACGCATGGTGGCCACCGGAGCATTCCGGCATGGTGCCACTGCGTTGAGCGGGCACCTTGAAGAATTCTTTTCAAGGAAAAATACCTATGAGTATTAGTGAAATCAAAGCCTTACAGGCAGATCGCAGCGAGAAAGTTAACTCCATGGAAGCCATGGCAGTTCGAGCATTGACCCCAGAAGAGCAAACCAGCTTTGATAATCTTGCAGCATCTGTTGCTGATATTGATATCAGACTTGCAGTCCTAGAAGACAATGCTGCTGGTAGTGCATCGATTCAACAAAATTCAGAAAAGCTGGAAGCTGTCAAACGCAGTGTAAGAAAATCTGCACCTATCGCAGCTCCAAACTTTGTTGCTGATCTGTCTGATAAAAAATCCAAGCGCACCAAAGCCAATGCTGTTCGTGGTTGGTTCCTGAGAGGCACCAGGGGTTTCAGGTCTGAATTTGCTGCTGCAGCAAATGAAATTGGCCTAGACCTTAATTCCAACGAACTCAACCTTGAAGCTCGTGCGCAAGGTGTTGGTTCTACTGGCATCGGTGGTGCCTTGGTTAATGATGAATTCTACGGCACTTTGACCCAAGCTATGCGCGATTATAATGCTGTGCGCCAAGTGGCAACTGTAATCAGCACCAGCAATGGTTCAAACATTCAGATGCCATGCCTTGATGATACTTCCAATGCTGGAACCCTGATTGCTGAAAATGGTTCTATCAGTGAAGTAGCTTTGACTTTCACCAATAAAACCATGGCGGCTTATAAGTTTTCATCGGGTCAGGTTCTGACCAGCTATGAACTTATGCAAGATGCCTTGATTGATGTTGAATCCCTTGTTGCTGAACAAGCTGGCATTAGAATTGGCAGAATTCAGGAAACATTGTTTACCACTGGTACTGGATCATCCCAGCCCCAAGGTATTGTGGTTGGTAGTGCTGCTGGTAAAACAGCTAGCGCAACTAATGCGATCACTATCGATGACATCATTGATTTGGTGTTCTCAGTAGATGAGGCATATAAGACCACTGGCAATGTTGGTTTCATGTGTCACCCTTCTATTTTGGCAGCTATTGCTAAATTGAAAGACACTAGCGGCACTCCTGTATTTTCCCAGAACTATTCTGGTGCAGAAGCTAGGGTGCCAACCATCATGGGTTATCCTGTGACCCTCAACAGCAACATGGCATCCAGCCTATCTGCTGCTGGCAAAGTCCTGTTGTTTGGTGATTTCTCCAAATACTTTGTGCGTGATGTTGCAGGCGATGGCGGTATCACCATTGTGCGACAATCTGAAACCTATGCAACTTCTGGCCAAATCGGCTGGGTAGCTATTGCAAGGTCCAGTGGATTGTTGCTCACAGCTAATGCAACCACTTATAACCCTGTTAAACACCTAATCATGGCGGCTTCCTAATGCTAGTAACTATTTTAAAAAACCTGTCTGGATTGGGAAAATCATTCCAAGACAGACAGGTAGTTGATCTCCCAGATGATGTGGCTGTTGAATGGTGCAGGATTGGTTATGCCAGTCCTGCAAAACCAGCAGCAACTGAAAAGGCTAGTTCAAAAGTCATACCTGAGGTAAGAAAAAATGGAAATCAAGGGTCGAACGCAGGTAGTGACACAACCGACAACCGAACCTCTGACACTGTCAGAACTAAAAAACCATCTAAGGATTGATGGTAGTTTTGATGATGCTTTGCTTAATAGCTGCATCACCAGTGCAAGGATGTACTTTGAATCGCAGTGCGAGATATCCATAGCCAGTCAGACACTTCTGCTGGCTTTGGATTATTTCGATGACATCATTTATCTTCCTAAAGGCCCAGTCCAATCGGTACAAGATATTAGTTACGCAGACTCAAAAAACATTGCTCAGGACATGGATGATTGGATTGAAGATTTAGTTTCTAACCCTGCTAGGATCACCCCTGCCTTTGGGGATTCATGGCCAGCCACTGCAGATGTGGTTAATGCTGTGGAGGTCAGTTACACCACTGGCTATGCCAATGCAAACCTAGTGCCTAAATTGCTGAAATCAGGAATGTTATTCTATGCTGCACATCTTTATGAAAACCGATCAGCGGTCACAGATGGTGACCTTAAAGAAGTTCCTATGGCTGTGGAATCGATCATCCAACAGTACACCACAGGGATCTACCACTAATGCGCCCAGGACTATTACAGTATAGGGTGGAGATTCAAACACCGACATCCACAAGGGATGCCATGGGTCAACCTGTGATGAGTTGGACCACCTCCCAAACAAGGTGGGCAGGAATAATCCCACTGACTTCCAGAGAAGGTTTTTACGCTAAATCGGTTAGACCAGAACTATCCCACCGGATCACCCTGAGATGGTTTACTGGTTTGGAGCATGGCCACCGAATCAAAATGGATGCAAGAATCTTTAATATTGCCAGCATCATTAATGTCGATGAGGGTGACCACACTTTGCAGGTTGACTGCGTGGAGCTGGTGAACTAATGAGTAAACTAGATAGAAGCCAGTTGATCAAAAAAGGCAAGGTTTCCATTGAAGGATTGGATGCCTTATTGCAGACTTTTAAAGATTTAACGGGTGGCAAGTCTGATACCAAGCTTGTTTCAGCAATGCGCTATGCCCTGCAGCCCTTGCAGAAACAAGTGAAGGCGAATGCACCAAGGCAAAGAAGCAACAAGAATAAATCAGGTAGGACCGGACTATTAAGAAAATCAATTGCAATGAAGGCAAAAAAGTTTGGCAGGGGAAGTAAAAAGAAAATATTAGGCCTGGTAGGTCCAAAGTTTAGTACATCCATCACATTAAAGAATGGTCTTAAAATTGAACCTTTTCGTTATGCACACCTAGTAGAAAAAGGAACAGTGCCCCACACAGTTTCGCCAAGACGCAAAGAAAAACAGAAAAGATTTGTGGGTCCGATTATGCCTGGGAGATTTAAAAGCTGGCAACATCCTGGTGCAACCAAAGAACCATTCATGAAGCCCGCACTGGAAGCGGTGGGATCTCAAATCTTTAATCGGTTTGCCGAGAAGATGAAAGAAATTATCTCTAAAATAGGGGTAAAGAAATGATTGAAGCAGATTTTTATTCCTACCTCACAAGCCAAACAAGCATCACCACACTGCTGGGAACTAGGATCTACCCAGATGCCAGCCCACAGAATGCAACGCTACCACTTCTGGTGTATGAAAAAACATCTGTGGATAGGCAATTAACTTTGCGTGGGGCAACAGGTGTCTGCACTGCCAGAATCACTTGTGATATTTTTGCTGCAAGCCGTACGGTTTGCGAATCGATAGTTGAATCCATTAGACTCAGGGTAGATGGTTTTCGTGGGAACTGGAACACCACTTACATCCATCAGTCCAGATTGGATTCGCAGGATGTGGGGTGGGATCTGGAATCTGCAAAAGATACTGGGATCCACCGAGCAACGATTGATGTAGTGGTAAGTTTCACAGAACCAATAACCGATTTTTTTGGAGGCTAGAATTATGTCAGTAGCATCAACTTATGGAGTTACCCTCACCGCAGGCACTGCTATTGGAGAAGTGATTTCCATCACTCCACCCCAAAGCAAAACTTCAGCCATTCAAACCAGCAACCTTTCCACCACTGGTCAAACCCATACCTTTATCGCAGGATGGGAAGATCCAGGGGAAATGAGCTTTGAAGTTAACCTGACTGCAGCAAATTATGCAGCCATGAATGCGCTTGCAAATGCTAGCCCTGTGGTAGAAACCACATTCACAATTACCATTCCTGCCCCTATCACCTTGGCGATTGCAGTCAAAGGTTTCATCACCTCTAGGGGTATTAGCACCATTGCAGTGGGTGATGACCTGATTAAGGCATCTTTCACAATTAAAGTCTCAGGCGCATGTTATATATAATTTAGGAGTTTTTTAATATGGCTTTATCTCGATCACAGATCCTTTCGAAAAAAGACAACCTGCCTAGGCAGGAAGTTTTAGTTCCAGAATGGGAAGGATCTGTATGGGTCAGAAGTCTGACAGTAGGTGAACGAGATTCAATAGATAACGAATTCAACGCAGCACGAGTCAAGAATAAAACCCCTGACAACCTTAGAGCAAGGATGCTTATTAAAGGGTGCTGCGATGAAAAGGGAAAAGCATTATTTACAGAAGCGGATATCGCTGAAGTAAATGTGTTACCTGCCACCATCCTTGAAAAAATCTTTGATGCGATTCTTAAAATAAATCGTATTGGAGCAGGGGCAGTAGAGGATGCGGAAAAAAACTAAGGGAAAGCCCGAGTAGATTATTTCTATTCAGGCTGGCTGGACATCTTAAAAAGATGGTGTCCGAGATCGAGCAGGATATGAGCCATTCCGAATTCATGGAGTGGGTCGCATTTGCTAGGATCGAACCCATAGGGGATGCGCGATTAGATTTCCTAGCTGGTTCAGTTCAGCATACCCAAGTGGCATGCACCAGTACCAGCAAACACAAGCTATCTGATTTTATCCCTGATTGGTTAGGTCAGAAAGTATCTGAAAATAAGCAGACACCAGAAATGATAGCAGCAATGTTAGGCGGGTTGGTTACTAAGAAAAGGAATTAGACATGGCAGATACATCCTTAGGACGAGCCAGTCTATCCGTTACAGCAGACCTATCAGGCTTCACATCTTCCTTAGATACAGCATCCACAAAAGTTCAAGCCTTTGGTAGTTCCAGTGTAGCTGCAGCTATGGATGCCAATAAGATAACCACCGCAACCGAAAAGGTAACTCTATCTCTAGAGCAACTTCAGCAGGCAGCAGTAACTG